AGAAAATATGTTTAAAGCGGGCCAGACAGATAAAATGACGGAGTATGCGAATAATTTGACGACATTTGATGACTATATGACCAAATATTCCACTGTGGTGGTTGCCCCTTTACCGAAGATACCGGAATTATAATTGTCCTATAGATCGATCTCGAATCCTACATGAAAATGGATTATGATATAAGAGGTCAATGTTCGACGTATAGTCATAGCCGGGTTCATAATCAAATTCTGTATCATATTCTTCTATTTGACGTAACAAACAGTTCTCGAAAGTGGCTTGCCACGATTTCAATGCGATAATTGTAATAGTGAGACCGACATTTACGCCACTCGTAACTATGAGTAGATCGTCTTTTATATAAACCGAATATCCTAGAATAAAAATTCCTGAAAAAGACCATATGGCCCAAATAAAAGTAGTAATCATATAGGATCGCATGTTATGTCATATAGAAATATTTCTATATGACTTTGTTTACAATTGACTAGTTTCATATTACTGTATGATATGGTAATATTAGACTAATGTGAATAAATATATAATATAATATTATATGTTTGACGTTTGTTTTCCTGCATTATACGGTGGTTTAATCGGTATTATTTTAATGATAATAGATGTTTTTGTATTTGGATTTGATGAAATAAATATGCTATTTGATTTTATTTTTGCAATTATAATAATGGTTGTAATAGATTATTTCTGTAAGAAAAATTGGATGGCCGTTGCATGGATAATATTTATTCTCTTTTTCTTGATGGCTTTTCTTTTCATATATTTATATTCCACGAAAGATCCTCTCTTTATGGAGGAAATAAATAAAGAAAAAGAATTAATGAAGAAATAAATAATCAGATTAATATTGCGCAATTATATACGTCTGTTTAACATAGTCCACATATAGTTCACACCAATTCTCATCACATATGTCGAAAATTAATGAATGATATTTCAACCAATGCATATTCGTCTGTATGTACTTTTCATGGGGCTTTTTCCCTGGTATCCCTCTTCTGTCCCCCTCATAGACCTTTATATAAACTCTCCCTTCATAGGGGATTAATGACCATATACATAATTCTATATGACACCTTGCAGCTTCTTTATCAAATAGATATTGGCCATTCGGGGCTTTTTTCACTAAAACGTTGAGAACCGAAAACGAAGTAACCGTATCATATTTTCTATCTGATAAAATATTATATAGGGGAATATAGGGGTTATATACCGTATTGGAAATATCTAATAGAAAGTTTATTAGAGGAGTTGAGAAGGGGTCGCCGCCTATATCGAAATTCTTTGGTCCTATAGTATATGAATCTGATAGTGATAAGAATGCATTGAGCCCTTCTGTTACGTCCATCCCTTTCACTATGATAAATGGGGGTAAAATTCTAAATCCATATAAAATAACTATTTTCTATATGACGCGATAGCACTCGCAGACCGCGCGAGCCAACCGAGCGAGCCAACCGCATTAACAAACCGCATTAATCTAATATAAGATAAATTAAAAATACGAAGGGAGGGGATAAGGTACGATAGGGGAACCTATGTCAATGTGCCCCCGAAGGGGGCACACGGACACTACCACCGGGAGGTTCCCTGAATTGATTCATTTTTTTATTTATATGATAAATGTCATATAAATAAAAATGTCGAGAACGTCGAAAACGAAAGAACCAACAGAATGCCCTATTTGCTATACGTGTATTGATAATACCGCCGTCGATAATACAAAATACGGTTGTATCACCAACTGCAGACACGTATTTCATCTAGGATGCCTTCATAAATGGACATATGTACAAGATGAGAATGATTGTCCCCTATGTCGTACTCCTCTGGATATGGACCTATTGGACGAACAATATGCCCTACGTAAAATACTACGTATGAAACAGCGTCAGCCAAATAATACGAAAATCGATGATATCCTTTTCCGATTAAAACATGATCGTATTAATACATTGAATTGGTTCTGTGAAAAGAAATCTGCGAAATGTAGATTCTATTGGACACAGCCGATTCCGAGAGTGCCAGAGGAGAAACCGAATAAAGTTCAGGGGAACCTACGGTTCCCCCCGAGCCCCCCTCCCTTAATCTTTCACCCCTCCTTTAATCTTTCATAGATTTCTTATATGACTCTTCTTTTGGATCGTGTTCCATATATCCCGGAATTATTATATGACAATCTTCCATATCACATTTTGTTTCTATAATAGAAACTGGATTTGTATCCTGTACTTTTATATAGGGTATTTTTTCCAGAAGACCTGATAGTGATTTTATTAGCCCATTTGTTCAGGGGAACCTACGGTTCCCCCCGAGCCCCCCTCCCTTTGGATCGTGTTCCATATAACCAGGTATAATATATTCACATTTTTCTAAATCGCACTGACTTTCTATAATAGAAACTGGATTTGTATCCTGTACTTTTATATAGGGTATTTTTTCCAGAAGACCTGATAGTGATTTTATTAGCCCATTTGTCTTATAGGATATATTGATAATGAAGGGTTTGAACAAAATGAAGGGTTTGAACGAATTTATATAATCAGTCAATAGATATAGATAGAAGAAAAATGTATTCATTTTTGAGAACCCTTATAAATGTCATATATAATTATTTCTATATGACAATGACAAAATGATGATTCAAAGAATCTAATAAATAATAAAGGGAGGGGTTCGGGGAACCGTAGGTTCCCTGAATTGATCAACTTTTTTATTACTATTCCTATAGCATAAAATCAAGCAAAATGTTCAGAGCACAACAGCGTAAACCACCACAAGCGACTTTCCGAAAGGATTCCAAATATGAGAAAATTATCAAGTCCCGACTCAATCCGCGCGATAAACCCGCCCCCTCCGAAGAAGAAGAAGAAGGGAAAGAAAAACCCCGGATTACCAAAGTGCGGATTAACAAAGTAATAAATCGTGGGACGGGTAATACAATTCAGATAAGTTCGTCTGGTAATATAATTGTTAATAACCATCTAGATTTAATGCACGCTGATTTAATGCACGCTATAGAAAATATCATGCAACTACGTATCTTCAACACACATGCGAAATATCTTAATATATACCATCCACCGAAAAAGCCCGAACCCATTAAACCCCAAAACCCGAAAACCATCATCGTCGATGGAGTCCGCCGTACCGCCGAAGGACTCGAACGATTCAAGAAAAACCAGTGGTTGAAGAAAATGAATCAAGATGATCGACTCCATTCTTTACCGGATGATATCGTACAAACTATCTTGGAATTCACAGGAACTATCGAGAACCATAACGACTTATCACTTCTGAAACTCGGACATCATGATACATATAACAATACGATGAGGGCCCTTAAATCTTATTTTATAAGACAACTCGTAGAATCTGATAATTACGATTTCATCAAATACATAAAATCTCTATATGACAATAAAAACGTTTTCACCTACCGATATACAAAAGATAGTATTGAAAGATTTTTACATGACAATGATTGCTTTAATAACAATAGTTACTTGAATAGGATTAATTTTGTATGTGGACACAGCCGGAATCTCGATCAATATATAATTGATGCGATCGAATGGGAGAAAGAAACCGATACTATATACTCAACGCCCATTTTGAGTAATTTAATGAGAGAACCATGCAAAGTTTTTACGAGAAAATTCATTTCTACAATCTTTTGAAATAGTCATATAGAAATATGTTATTTATAAGAAATTCGTAATTCGTAATAATAAGTAAAAAACCCCAAAAAATTTTTTTCGCGCCCCCTTCGGGGGCGCTCTAGAGTCATATAAAATAAATATTCTATATGACATAATCGAATTAAATTTTAATTTATAGTTTTATTAGAAAGAATGAAAAAAATGAAAATGGTTAATATCGAAGAGTATCTGAATTCATTACCTGAAGATATAAAAAGAATCAATGTATCATCTATGCGTATTACATATCTCCCCGACCTATCGAGGTTCAAAAATCTAGAAGAATTGGATTGTTCGGAGAATCGTCTGTCTTCTTTACCTGCATTTAACGAGAACTTAAAGGTTCTGAATTGTTCTTGTAATCAAATTTCTTTTTTACCCGCGTTTAATAAGAATTTAAAGGTATTGAATTGTTCTTGTAACCGCATTGAATCTTTACCCGCATTTAACGAGAACCTAAAGATAATAGACTGTTCTCGTAATCCATTGTTTGTAATCCCAGAATTAAATGAAAATATGGAAAGTTTAAGTTGTTGTTTTAACGGATTGACTTCTTTACCCAAATTCAATATGAAACTAAAAGACTTATCATGTATCCATAATAACTTGACGTCTTTACCACCCTTGAATAAAAACATAAAGAATATTTTATGTTCCAATAATAAATTGACGTCTTTACCACGATTGAATCGTAAATTAGAATTTCTATTTTGTAATAATAATCAGTTATCCTTTCTACCGGAATTGAATGAGAACCTGGTAAGAATCTCATATAAAAATAATCCTATATATGATTTGATAGAATACCAAGATGAAGTCCAATATGATCTATTGGATATAAACGAAAAAATAAAAACGATTAACCGGTTTCGAAGGATGTTCTATAGTATAAAATTCAAAAAGCAATTCAAAAAATGGTTATGGGAAAAAATACGAGAACCCAAAATAATTAAGAAATATCATCCGAGCTATTTGACTGAAAACATAGAACAAGATCTAGAATATATTATAGAGAATTGGGATTCTCTTGAACTATAGTCATATAAAATAAATATTCTATATGACTCTTTATCACATCAGGGAACCCCTCCCTTTTATTTTTCGTGCTTCAGGAGGGAACCTTAGATTCATATAAAATAAATATTCTATATGACTCTTTATCACATCAGGGAACCTACGGTTCCCCGAACCCCTCCCTTTTATTTTTCGTGCTTCAGGAGGGAACCTTAGATTCATATAAAATAAATATTCTATATGACTCTTTATTCCAAGAAAATAATGATAGCTATAAAACTATCATTATTACATTGAGGGTGAATTACTAATATTCCGGTCTGCCGGAATCGAACCAGCGACCATTTGATATCGGTTAGATACCTATAAGACAACTACAGTCAAATGCTCTACCAACTGAGCTAAGACCGGACTATACCCTCACTCTAATATAGATATTTTCTTTATATTCATTATTGTCAAATAGATAATATTTGCCTACCACATGTAGTGTCCATGTGCTACCTTCGTTAGTTATCTACTTTGTTAAACATATAGAATATTTACTTTATATGACCAAGTTTATAAAGCATTTTATTCTGAGGCATTTATAAATCTATATAAATATTTAATATAAAGAAATGCTTATAATATTAAGTATAATAATGTCATATTTACAAAATAAAATAAATACTTTTTATAAAAAAAGAAATGAAATTTTCAAAAAACCACTAGAAAATATTATAAATAAAATGTTAACTACATGTACATATATTAATGGTGAAAGTCTAGAAAGACATAATTGGGGACGGGATATACCAATAAAATTAAAAAATATACCACAAAATATTAATTTACCTTCATTTGAAGAAGATTTATTAAATTCACTTAATTTGGATGAAAATGAAAAATCGATAGTAGAATTATTATGGGGTGATATTCAACTCGGTAAAAGAGTTCAATCTTGTATAATAATGTGGATATCAGTTTATATTTTAAATAGACCAGTTTTATATATTTTTAGAAATTTATCTATTGACCAGAAACAATTACAAGATGATATAGCAGGAACTGAAAATTATAATTTTAATGTTCAATTTATTAAAAATTTATTTGAAGAATTTAATACTGAACTACAAGAATATTTTAAAGAATCAAATGTAGAATATCATCAAGATTATAGACTTCCTGAATTGAAAGATATTAATAACAATGATATTATTAATAAATTAAGCAATAAAGAAGCATTAAATGGATCAAAAGATATATTTTGTTGTTTAATGAATCATACACAATTAGCAAAAATAAATACAAAATTTAGTGAATATATTTATTATAATAAAGAACTTGTTAATATAACTACATTAGTAGATGAAAGTGATTTAATGTCTCCTACGTCATCTAATGATAGAACGAATGATAATGATAAAAAAGATTCTACTGCATGTGAAATATTACTTGCTAAAATATATAAAAAAGTAAAATATGCGTTACATATTACAGGTACAGCACATTCTTTATTATATAATATAACGACAAGATTAAGTGACCAAACAGATATACAAATTAAAATTTCAAAAGTGCATAAAATGAAAAGGTCTGATAATTATTATGGGCTATTTAATAATTCTATATATTTCAATACAACACTTGTTGAATCTTGGTGGGACTATCAAGATGTTGAAAATAATAAAAAAAATACCCGTTATAATATTGTGCAAGATTATAATATTAATATCAAAAAAATTATAAGTAAAATACTAGAAAGATCAAATATCAAATATAATTCATTATTAATAAGTGAAGAACAAACAAGAGAAAAACAATTTTATCTAATCGATAAAATAATAAAAGATTTTAGTGATTTATTTATTATTATATATCACGGCAATTGTTTAAGATTATATTTATCAAAAAAATATGAAAAAGAAATTAAACGATTCTCAAAATGGTATTCTGATAAATCATCATCAAGTCAAAGATTATATCAATACGGAGGTATATATGGCTCATCTATAGATACTGAAAAATCTGAGAAATTACCTAATAATTATTGTTATTTTGATATAGATACAAAAATATTAAATATTAAATTTATATATAAATTATTAAGAATTCTATTTGACAAGAGTGATATAAATATCAAATATAAAACAATTATAACAATAACAGGAAAATATGGGGCTAGAGGATATTCATTTACAAGTGATAATTTTGATGAATATTCTTTGCATTTAACAGACCAATATTTTGTATCACATGCATCATTAAATTGTACTGATATTTCACAACGTTTAAGATTACAAGGAAAATATAACGACTTAGAATTAAAAAATGGAGAAATGCGACTTACTTTATGGACTACCCCGGCATTACAAGATATAATACAAAATTTTTATGTTAAATTTATAAAAGAAATTGAAAAATTTATAATGAGCTGTGATAATTGGGAAGATATTAAAGATTTGTTAGAAAGTATAATAGATAATGGCGAATTTAAATTTCGTAATTATATAAGTAAATTAGATGTTCGAAAAAAAATGAAAAGTTTAAAACTTCATAAACATTTTGATAAAAAAAATAATGGATATAGATTATTTCTTATTGATGATATAACAGAAGAAGAAATAACAAATTGGTGTAAAGAAACTAATTTACCAGATTATATTTGTATTAATGATATAGAAGAAACAAATATTAAAATATTTGAAGAGAAGTATGGTGTATCACAATTTAAAAGACGCGAATTTTTTATTGAAGGTGAGTTAACAATAGAATTTGTAAATAAATGCATAAAAAATACAGAAACAGAATTTAATGTTAAAATAAATCCAGTAACGAATGAATGGTATAACGAAAGAAAAGAAAAGATTGATGGTTATTATTGTGAAAAATTTAAAGGGAAAAATATTAAAGTAAAGTTAGATGAACAATATGATAATATTATTAGATTTAGAATTGAAAATAATATAAATGCAAATGATATAATTCGTGATGGCAATCGACGTGTTTGTATTGCATACGATCAAGATGATAAACCTAAAATATGTGTTTCATTTAGAAATAAAGTAGAAAAAATATTACCCAAACAAACAAATGATTATATAAGAAAAACTCCATATTTTATTGATGGTGATAAAGTAAAATATTCGGTTCTTAAAAAAGAATGGAAAACAAAAAATATACATGGATATAGAAATGAAGACGATGATAATTTTATAGAAGACACAAATGACTTACCTAATGAATATTATTGGAAAACTCCCGATGGTTGGTTATATTTGTATAATAAAGAAAAAAAAGAAATAATTTCATTAGATATTTTAAAACCTTTATCTATTACAAATGTTATACAATCTAATGTTATACAACCAATTATTACAAATGAACAATTAATTGATAATAATGTATCATTATTTGTTCAATCTTGTTGTAAAGAAACAGATAATAAACAATTAAGATTCTGTATGAAAGATATATTTCAAAAATATGAAACATGGTGTAAAATAAATGGAAAAAAATGGTTAAAAACACAAAAAAGTTTTAAAGAAGAGTTTGAAAAATTTAATTTTAAAGAAGAATTGAGCAAAGGAGTCGATATAAATAAAAAGCACGGTAAAAGAGGTTATAATATTATGGTTTCATTATAATAAAAACAAAAAATGTATTATAAAAATGATAAATATTTTATTTTTTCATTATAATTAAATATAAATGGTATTTTAATTGAGAAAAGATGTAG